GGTTTACCTTCTTTGATGCTGATGAATGTTTCTACCCATTGGTAACCATTCTCTAAACGCTCAGTCGGTACCGCATGTGCTGGTAAGTTTTCTAACTGTGTTTCCCATCCTTGTCCTAATGGTGGTAAGTTTGTTTGGTAAACTGTTACCGGGTACTCCATTTGACCTTTAGCTGGTTTAGCGATTTTAATAGGGAATGCGCCGTTAGGGTCGATGAATGATAATTCACGTCCTCCAGATAAGAATGGGTCTTGTAGATTCTTAAGAATCGTTTTGAACGCTGTTTGTGGCATTTCGAATAGTCGAACTACTAGGTTGCCATGCTCATCGCGCTCTTGGTATAATTGTTGTGGGTTCTGCGGGTGCGGGAATACACGAACCACGTTTACTAGGTAAAGATTCTTAGGTTTTTGTTGTCCACCGAATGGCGTAGGAATCATTCCTTTATCTGTCCACTCTGCAATCTTGTTATCTAGTAATGAACCTTCGTTTACTTGGCTATCTAAAGTGAAGTTAACATTTAACTCTTTACCTTTAGATGTTTTAGCACTTAGGAAAATCTTACGAGTATGCGCGAAGAACGGGCTTACTAAATCACCAGATGGTAATAATTGAATCATTAATTCCGTTTGCCCTTTCTCGAAGAACAAGCGTTGATGTTTTGTCTCCGGGTAAACTACCTTCGGATGGTCACCGCCACCTTGTTGTTCTAGGTTCTTCTGTTCCTGTGCAATAATATCAGCAAAATTCATATATGTATTTTCCTCCTAATTGTTTTTAAATTTTATTATGTATTCTATGTACTTCCCAAAAACTAAGTGACGTTGCTACCTTTCACTTTCTTTGTCCTCCTCTCTTAACTGGTACTCTATTATAATACCATGTTACGAATAGGATGTCAACTAATTTTCTGAATTTTCTGAAAATTTATTAGTCGAATCTATCAGCCTCTCCTAAAACCCATTCAAGGGCTAATCGATAGCATCTATTTTGAGTAAGGTAACTTTTGTAATCCTCGTAACTAATTTCTCTATTTTTCCACGCTTCTCTTACTTCTTTATCTGTCTCCAAAGTCTCGTTAAATACTACCATAATCTCTTCACGAGTCTTCATTTTATTTAGCATCTAGCACAACCTCTCCGTCGATAGTAAATACGTACCAACCATCAACAGTTAATGCTATACTAACTCCCTCGATACCGTTCTTGCTATACCAATAAGGAAAGTATCTTTCTTTAAACTCATATGGAGTTAAGTATTCTAGTGCTTCCGATAGTTCGCGGAAAGCTTCTGATTGCTCTAAATGTTTAGGTACATCATATAGATTAGGTACCGACATTAATAGCCCCTCCCTATCTGCGGATTTACTTGTTGTTGCGTGTAATTATAGTAAGCTTGTTCATCTTGCATAAACTTACTACCCGCTCCTTGACCATACGACAGGTCATTAGCTACTTGTTTACCATACGACTGTAACATGTCTTTACGTTGCTCAAACGCTTTCACAATACGTTGCAAACGTCCGATAACATGTGTATAGTGTACACAAACTTTCTTCTGTTTTAAATACGATTCTTGTTGCTTTATGTATGCTTCTACTTGGTCTTTCGTTGCTTTTCCGCCTTGCGCGGTAATATGTACTCGTGCTTCTCCATCTAACCGTGACCATTCAACTTCTAACTTTAAATCTTCCATCTCTTGATAATATCGTAGCTTCTCTAGTAAAGAAGACCAGTATATATACTTCGACGGTTGCTCCAACATTTCCTGCTGCAAAATAGACTCGTTGATTTTTAATTCATTACGCATATCGAAGGTTAGTTCTTGTCCAGACTCGTCCCTTATGCGTAAATTCTGAAAATCAAGGTTGTCCACATTGATGTCTATCAAACGGCATTCTCCTCCTTTTAAATAGAATAGAGAAGACAACTATCATCTTCTCTAATTATAATACCACTATTCTATTAATAATGCAACTACTTTTTTTAAAGTTTATTTATTTTTTTAACAAGTCTTAGCTGGAACGAATCTTTAGAGTAGTGTTTGAAGTGCGGGTTGCCTTTGACGTTCTTAATCATGTCGTTAATATTACTCCATGAGCCATTAGCCCAGTCTTTATGATTATCGCAGAGAAGATAGTATTTATCTTGCGCCGGAGTTTTGGTGATAGTATATGTACCACTCTTTAGGATAATAATATCACCTACTTGGTAATTTTCAACTTTAGCTGGTTCGTTTATGATAATACGCATTTTATTCTTCCTCCTTTTGTTTATACCATTCTTTTTCTACTCTGTCTATCTTTTCTTTATGTATAACATCTTCACATTTCTTACACTTATACCTAGTTGTTGTAATTACTAAATTGTCGTTGCCATCTCTTACTGATGCGATTGTCTCATATTCACCCTCATAGTCATGTTGACAAAATAGTTGCGTAAAGAATTTAATCAAAATATATCCTCCTCGTGATAGTCGTGTTCTAACTGTTTAATAACTTCCATATGGAAACTGGTAGTTCTAACTAAACCCCAATCAAATTCGTTCTTGTGTCGATACACATAACAGATACCATTCCACTTATATTCAAAATCCCCTTCGTAATAAACTCTTCCTGTCTCCATTTAACTTCACCCCTTATTTAAATTTAAAGACAATTTTAAAGTTCTCCACTCTTCTAGTGTCATCTTAGGATGTTTTGTTTTAATCCATTCAAAATCTGCTTTCTCGTAAACGCTTTTCATCCATCTTACATCTAATCTATTACCACCATACACACGCCATTCTTTGTAGCCACCTACGTTTGTACTAACTGTTACCGATGCAGCCGCCATTATAATTCCTCCTCTGTGTCCCATCCCCACCCTACATTCTCTTGGAACTTGTCAATGTCTACGTATTCGATTAGTCCATAAGCTTTTTCATTCGGGTCTGGGTCAGGGTCTATAAATAGTACACCTACATACCCTTCAAATAAATCCACTTCTCTAATCTTACATTTCACTTGTAGATTTCCTAGCCACCCCATTTCTAATATATCTGCGGGTAAGGTACAGTAGTGACCTTTTAAGCTGTTACACAACTTTACAAGCTTGTCCACTTCTTTTTTAATATTTAGTAAGTTAACTTTAGCCATTACCATTACCTCCCGGTAGTAAACTTCTTCTATTTTCATCTACTAGTTTGATAAGGTCAAACCTAGAGTGACCGAAGCTATAGTCGTGGTCTTCTAGTACATACACGCATCCTTTGTACTCATAAGTTTTTCCGTAGTCATAATCCGGACTACCCATACCTGATTCTAAAATAACATCGTCCATATCAACCAATTGCCAACTAGGTTTGTCAATCCCAAACACTTCGATAGCTATACTAAATGGTGGTTCCTCTTTTTCTACTCGTTCTTTAAATGTAACACCTTCCGATTCCAAAAACACATCCTTATCTGATACATATCCTATGTACGTTCCTTTATAAAACATGTTATAGTTCATTTGAAATTCACCCCAGCTTTAGTTAATAATCCTTTTACTTCACTACCATACTCATCAAATATAAAGTACTTACCATCATCTTTTATACTTGATAGCGTATATAACCTACCTTGAAACATGTAAACTGTATCGAAATCTGCTGTAAAGCTTATTTGTGTTTGATAAACCTTGTGACCTTCTGCGTTGTATACCATTGTTAAGTAGTTTCCATTGTCCCAATCCCATATCGTGTATACTTTAATCATTCTCTCATCTCCTTTTCTTCTCCAATAACAAATGTGTGCGGTACAGTATGCGCTACTAAGTCTCCTGTTGATATTCCAGTGAAGAATACTAAATCAATTGTAACCTCTGTACCTCTGATACTTTCTAGTATTTCCTCTGTAGTCATCCTCTCATCTCCTTTTGTTGTTGTCTGTAAGTAAAGAATACCATCAAAAAAGAGAAGGGTCAACCCCTTCTCCTAAACTTTTTTATTTTTTATGTCCACATAGCATTTTGAGCAAAGTCAGCTTTAGGGATGTATGCGTATCGCTGGGTTGCTGTTCCTTCTTCACCTCCTAAATCGTCCGGATGCGTATAGAGTACATATACAGTCTCGGTAACTTCATCGATATAAGCTACGCGACAAATTGTGTACATAACTCCTTCTATCTCCAAACCTAGTAAATAGTTAGGTAAGTAGCATTCTCTACCTACCCAGTCATTCTCTTCATAGTTTAATTCGCTAATATACATATGTATTTCCCTCCTTATAGCCTATAGAAATTAATTTGCCAAAACTCTTTGTCCATTAGATGCGGTTCGCCCTCATTATCGATAAAGAACTTATAATTTTCATCGATTGGGTGTTCTACTTCGAACTCGTTATTGATAATGTCGATAAACGCCTCTTCTGAAATCCCACCCCAATCGGTAGATGCTCTATCAATCTCCGGGTAAAACTTGCTCTTTGTAAAGAACTCGTCAGACTCTCCAATAAAAATCCATTTTGCTTTCTTCTCCATTAAAATCTCTCCCTTTTATTAAATTCTATTATTAATTTCTATGTTTACTTTGTCTAGATTTTCTGATAGAACCAGATACAATTTTAGCAAATCATCCCAGTCCATTGCATCTAATTCTTCTTCTGTAAATATCTTTATACCCGCCATAAGTCCTCCTTAAGCTATTTTTTGGTATTGCGGTTTATTTGACTTAATTACTTCTACTAGTTCATCATACTTCTCTTCTGTAATCGCCTTAGAGTTCTTATAGTTCTTAACGTTCTTTAAGTCTCCGTGGTACTTACAGTAACCAGCTACAGAATCGAATGTATCTAAGTCGTCTGGGTTGTAATCTACCATGTCATTGTATGTAACACCAATCTCTACGTCAGCCGTGATAGGGAATCTTCTTCTTTCCCCTTCCCAGTCAATCCATAACCAATCGATAGGTAGGTTTTCCATGACCTTCTTACCGATATGAGCCATTAACTTAATCTCTTCTGGTGGACAGTCAATTACGATACTATCGTGTACCGTTAGTACGATACGAGAGCGTAAGTTCATTTTCTCAATCAGGTTATTGATGTAGATTAATGAGTTATTCGTTAGGAACGCACCAGAACCCTGTATACGCGTATTGGTAGCCTGACGTAATGCACCGTTACGTTTCTGTTTATCTTGTGAATACACGTCTCGTAGATTACGAGTGTATCCTTGTAGACACGAGATACTACCAGCTTTCATTGCTATTCCTTTATTCTCTTCTATGTACTGCTCTAGTCGCGGTTTCCCTGCGAAGAAGTCTTTAAATAGCTTTTCCGCTTCATCTACAGTCATGTTATGTTTAGGTGCGAATGAGAATGGAACCTCACCATACGCCAAACCGAACGATACGGCTTTCGCTTTTGTACGTTCATCGTCTGTAACATCCTCTGGTGGCTTACGGAACGTTAAGGCTGCGGTCTGTCTATGGATGTCCTCGCCATCGAAGAACGACTTAATCATATCCATATCCATTGCATCTAAAGCCATTACACGAGACTCTAATGAGCTGTAATCGAGCTGGATTAATGCTCCACCTTCAAACCTAGAAATAAACATACGTTTGATTGGGTGCTTATAATCGAAACGGTATACGTCCCCGGATTTACGAGGCATATTTTGCATGTTTTTTTATATTATCGTAGTACCTTTTAAATACTACTTCTTACACTTTCATATAAGAATAGACTATATCTTGAATCAGTAATGTGGTGTTTGTTTTATTTTTTCCATTTAGTTGATACGCTTCTGTTCTTATCTACAGAATCGTTAAATTTCCAGTGATACCCTCCAGCGCTTTGTCGCTTACCGTGACAGACACGAGATATATGCGCTTGTTGCGCTCCTGTATCCTTGCAAGCTTCTTTAATAGAGTTGTATGTTCGTATGTATTCTTCACCATCTTTTGTGAACATATCTACTTGTTTTTTGGATACGGTAGCTAATTTTTCTCTTGCGGTATGTGTGTCTAAAGTACCTCGTTCTACGATATCGCGGATATTTTCTAGTCTAGTAACCCACTCTAGGTTGTCGAAATTGTTATTCGTCCTATCTGTGTCTTTGTGATTCACTTCTAGACCTTCTTGATAACCGCTACAAAATGCTTTAGCTACTAGCCTATGTACTGTTTTACTCTTCTGTTTGCCATCAATAAAGAGCCTAACGGACATGTACCCGCTGTTGATTTTCCACTGACTTAGCTCTTTACCACGTAGATTACTCCATACCCTACCTTTGTTACTAACTTCATATCTACCTTCAAAACCTTCTATCGGTTTCCATTCTTCTTTAAACATTTTACCTCCTAGTAACACCACATTACTAGATTTTCCTGCGCTCGTGTCACTTCATAGGCTGTTCTAGCCCGTATGTGTTAGTCGTTGAACCTTCTACTTATCCCTAAGTAGCTTGGCTGCTGATTGCCCAATCCTTACCTCTTTTACTATACTTACTACGTCACCGCGTAAGAGAGTGTGTAAGGCTCTAAGGGGTTTCCAGTCAATTCACAGGATTTTAGAACCCCAACATGACTTTAGGGTTCGCTGATGATAAACGGCTTGTCTCTGTTCCTTCACTGTTGAACGAGCCATGCAAGATATCATTATGGTCTACCATACTTAAGAACTTGTATGTGAAGTTCTGTTTACGAGTCTTAACCAGCGAGAACTCTACCAGTAACTCTGCTAGTTCTTTCATCTCTGGGTAGTGCTGCGCTATATACTTCATATTAGCGGAGTTAGACTTGTAATGGTACCATTCGATTTCGTCTTCTTCTAAGTTGTTCTCTACAGCAGAATCTACTAGATGCTCTCGGTTGAACGGAAGCTTAATACCTGTATACTTGAACATGACTTTTTGCTTGTCATCGGAGGAGTTCGGATTAAACTCTCTGTCCGCTTCATCCTTATACTTGTCACGTAACTTCGCTATTTCCGTATCACGGAGCTTAACAGGCTTCATCTTCTCTTCTAGTCCCTTGCGGTACAGCTCTTCTTTTTCCTCTTTTAGCTTCTTAATCTCAGGAAACTTACGCATAAGAGCAATAAGTCTGTTTTCTTCTTTCGTATAAGCTTTTACAAGGCTCTTGATGTACGGGATATCCGTTTTGATACCTGTAGCTTCAATCTTAGCTAGAACGTTCACAAGCTCCGGATAATGACCTGTATAAAGGTCTTGTAGCTTCTCTAGACCTTTCTTCGTGCATCTAGCAGCTAATTGGTTATAGATGCGTAAACACGCGTCAACGTCACCAGAAGCGTAAGGAGAAAGCATTTCCCATAAAGGAATCCATTCATAGTTGAAGTCTCCACCATCTATCTCGTTAACAGGAGCTTTTACTTCATCCCACTTCGGAGTTTCTGGTTTCTCATACTTCCACTCTTGCGCTTGTCTATCACGTAGTTGTTTAAGCTCTTCAATTCGGTTTGTTAAGTAATCCGGTCTACCAGCTAAGAACTCTGTAAGAGGTTGTTCATCTTTCTCTAACTTCTTAATCGTCTTATTGACAACCTTTAACTCAGCACGAAGTTCCTTGATTGTAGCGTTGATATCCTCTTTCATTTCTTTAATTCTATTACTAGCAATTTCACGCTCTGCATCGCATTTTAATTTCCAATCAAGTTTCTCTTGGTCGATACGAGCTTTTTCTTTTGCTTTGTAATCTTCTATGTATTGTTTCTTGTAGTCTTCTAGTGCTTTATCATATCCACCCATATCTGTAAATTCATATGTTAGGTCTGATAATCGTAATGAACCTTTTACATCCTGATTGACAAGTAAGTAGTACATCGTCTTTGTATCCCGGTTATTTTTAAATCGTGTAATATTTCTTGTTAATCGTAGGAATTTCATATCATACTTGATATTGTGTCCTACTTTTATGATATTTTCATTACCTACAAACTCTTCTATGTATTTATAAATCTCTGCTAGATGTCCCGGGAGCCACATAAAATCTTTGTGTTGTAGCGGAATAGTAGCGCCTGTACCTTCTTTCCAACAGATAGAGATTACTAGAGGCTTTGCACCTATTCGTTCTGGACTTAAGGTGTTTGTCTCTAAATCCCATGATACTACTGGAGCTTCATGTACAATCTTCGTAAATATTTCTCGTACACGTTCGATAGTGGTTACATCTTCGTATTTAACTTTCTTAGCTACGAATGC